TTTATAATAAATTGTTATTAAGTTTGATTTACCAAATACGACCGTCATCTGATCCATTAAATGCGCCAGCATTAATAGACTGCATGAGTTCCTCGTGGCTCATTTCTGATAGAGGCTTGGTCAGTTTAGTTGGGTCGTTCTGTAGAGCACTAGTTGGAGTACCAGTGTTTACGCCAGAACTTTGTTTTGGTTTGAAAAGAAAAGACTTTTCATCGTCCTTACGGTATAAAGAAGCAAACTCTTTGATAGAGATACCTGATTTATGAATCCATGCACCGTTCTCATCTTGAATAAGATCAGAAAGAATTTCAGTATAAGCCATTTTAGAAGCAGACTCATTACGGAACTCAAGACCAGAAATGGCTTCACGAACAGCTTGGTTACGTGTTAGTTCAGTAATTTGTGAATTACGAGCCTCTAGCTTACCTTCTAGGTCTGCTAGTTTTAGTTCGTATACTTCTTTATGCTTGCCTTCTTCTTCGAGTTTATTGATCTGAACAGTCTTTTGCTCTTCTTTGATCTTAGCAGCTTCTTTAATAGCTTCATCACGAATTTCGTAGGCAGAGTCAAGCTTACCTTTAATATCTTGAAGTTGTTCAGCAACACGCTGTTCAACTAGTTTAGCAATGGTATCATCCATAGATTCTTTTTCATTTGAAGTCTCCACAGGAGCTTCAGGAGTTGTTGTTTCTACTGTTTCTTCGATGTTTGTGTTTTCTTCTGACATAATGTTTTCCTTTGAGCACAGCTCATTTTAATTAACTAATAGCACAGCTTTAGTTCTTTTGGAATAAGTATTACGGACCAATCCCATACCAGTCTTGGCCGTCTTTGATTGGAGAAATAATTTCCTTAGCGGTAACTTCATTCTCCGGATTTATCAAGCCCAGTTCTTTAAAATGGGCAAGGGATTTATTCCACCACTTATCAAAATCTTTAAGATCTTTCCTAATGGAGGAATTGACTTTCTTACGCTGTTTAGCAACTGCAAGTAGGATTTCCTCAACAGTAAGTTCGCCAGTTTTTAACTTCTGGGCATACTTACTCATATCAATTCCTGTACGGCGTAATATCTCTGCTTCAAGTCCTGAATTCAGAACAGTTGCAGCTCGTAGATCGTCCTTAAGACGAGTATCAAGTATCTTCACTTGTTGTCCAGCTTCTTTACGAAGTTGGGAAGTGTTTAGCTTGCTTCCTGTATAGCGCTCGGCAATCTCATCTATTGAGTAGCGTCGGCCTAATTCATTTCTAATCTGAGTGACAGCTTTTGGTGATTGTTCTAGTGCCAACTTCAGCTGGTTCTTTCTATTACGAATCAAATTGCCACGGAAGTCACGGACCTCCTTAATCGAGTTAACTGCATCTTTTAGGTTCGGTTCCCCGTCTCTAAAGAATTTGTTAACGATATCAGATCGAGATAACTTAGTGCCAAGCTTAGAATTAATTGTATTCACGAGCTCAGGATTAAGCCGAAGCAAGTTATCGAGTTCGCCTTCAAAGGCTTTCTCATTAACTTTTGCAATATCCTGGATCTCATCCAGTTTATTAGCAGCTTGGGCTACACGAAAGTTTTCAAAACTATCTAACAACTCTTTTCGTGTCTGAGGTGAATCAGCCATCTTTTTATTAATATCTCGTTGGAACTTGCCACGAGAATCAAGAGAAAAGCCCCGTGTTGCTAATGCACGGTTTAATCGAACAATAAAATCAGGATTCTCAGTAAGCATATCGCTTAGATCCTGCTTAGTAAACTTGTTGTCATCAATTTTAGAAACTGTTGACATCATTAGTTTGCGTTCTTTAGCAGCAGACTTAACCTTTCCTTCGAAAGTATCATAGTCTTTTATTCGTTGTTCTTTTGATAGTCTTATTTGTTTACGACCATCCGCTCTTATTGCTTTTAAAGTGCGAGGGATAGTCTTACCACCACGAGCATCTGCATAGATTCCTCGTAGGGCAGATTTCAGTTTTCTAGCATCCACAATATTCGTAAAGAACGCATCGTGAATAGTAGAATGCGGTGTTTTTGTTTTCCTTGCCCAAAGATGAGCTTGGCGAACAATAGCAGCGTCATTCATGTGGTTCCCGTTAACTCCGAGACCAGTTACAGCATCACCAACGGCACCACGGCCTTTAACAATGCTTGTATCTTCTACCACATCCTGAATGACATTAGTGACCTTACGACCAGTAACCGGATCAGTCCAGTTAATAGCCGCTTCGACCTTAGGAGGGTAAATTTGGGATAACTTCTTATTATCGAAGGTAACCCAAGGCATACGAGTAGAACCAGTACGCTCAATGTAGCCAGCAACCTTAGTTGCAGCATTTCTTGAGAATGTTTCACCGGTTCTACGATTAATAAATTTATGCTGTGTTAATTGAACAAGGATCTCACCTGTACGTGGATCTTCATAGTGTCCACCGGCAATCTCTTTCCACTTGTTAATGAAGTACTTTGTAACAGGAGCTTCATCAGCTAGGAAGTCAGACATGATCTCTGATACTTTCTTAAACTCGTTAGTAGATACAATAGCAGTACGACTGTTATACATCTTATCTACGAGGTCAGCAGCATCTTGACTAATATCACCTGCATGAGCAAGTAGCTTAGAACCTACATCAGCATCATTGATCATAGAGTCTTTAAATGCAGCCTTAAGCTCATTTAGTTCGTCCATAACATCTTTAGCACCGATTTGTTTTGCCTGAGCAATACGAGCATCGATATCTGCTGTAACATCGTCTAATACATAGACTTGGTTTTTGTACTTCTGAAGAATTGAACCTGTTTTAGGGTCTTTAAACTTCTTTGGAACTTCGTTGATCTTTTCAAATACGAGAGTATAAGCATTACCACCATCTGAATCACCATCAATTTTCTTACCAGTAAGTTGACCAGCAAGTTTATCTCTAATGTTCATAGTCTGGGTAGCTTCACCCGCACCATAAAAAGTAACCATGTTTTGTGCTTTAGCACCCTTAGCTAAGTCCTGCCAGTCAATGTCATTACCGAGTCGGTTAATGGCTTCGAAGCGAGGAGAAGAAGCTGTTGCTTGAGCAATAATATCGTATAGACGTTGTTTACTACTTGTTGGAAGTACGTTAGAGATTTCACTAACAGCACGGTCACCAGTAGATAACCCAATGATCTGCGCTCCTGATGAGGAGGCGTCATTTTCGATTGTCATAGTTGTACGATACTTAGTTGAACGAGTACGAAGCATATCATCACTGAAATAGAAATCAATATCTGCATCAGAAAAGCTTTTACGTTCAAAACCACCATTATGACGATATAGGCGAGACCACTCAAGAGCCATACGGGCTAATCGAGGAAGCTCTTTACCTTCATCATCATGGAAGTTAAATTCATGGTCTAAGAAGTCATGAAGACGTTTATTTTGTTGTTCGTACTTAACCCATTGTTTCTTGGTCTTATCAAATCGATAACCATCAATAATAGCACCGAACTCAATGAGTTCACGTTGGTGCCTTCTAAAGATAGCTTCACGACCTTCTTGGGTAAGCGTTTCGTTAACAAATGAACCCTTAGTAAGTTTACCTGTTTTAGGATCGATAACTTTAGTAGCGATTTCACTCTTAGAACCGATAACAGCACCTGTTTGAATCTTCAACTCTTCAAGAGCATCTACAGTAAAACGCTGTGCTTTAGCTGTTTCTAAGAATGGACGACCAACTTCACCAGTAGTAGGTGTTAAGTAACCTTGACCATAAACACGACCACGACCATCAATTTGGTAGTAGTTAGTCCAAGCCTTAGCTCGTTGTTGGTGGTATTTAATAGTCTGAAGAAGACCAAAGCCTTGTTCACCACGACCATTAATTTGAGCGCGCCAAAAGTTCTTATTATCAATATCAGCTACTTTGTCATTCTTACCACCACGGAAGTGATACAAGTCATCAAAGAACTTAGAGAAGTTCTGGTCAACTTTATATTCTACATCCATAGCGTAATTTAGCATATTAGCAAAATCACGGTCGATAATCTCATCAGCTAGGAAGTTAGCGCCAGCCTTCTTCGTAACAAGAGAAATATCTGTTTTATTACCACGAGCATCAATATACTGTTGTGTCTTAGGAGCGACACGTAGCTTATCACGTTTATTAACAATACCCAAACGACGACCTACATAGACCTGTCGGTGGGCATTATTTAGTTCAATCATATCTTTATCAAGCAGTTCAATTTCACGGACGATAACATCACGGAAAGAACCTTGCTTAATACGGTTAGAATCAAGGTCAACCAAACCCTTTTCAGTAGCAGCACGAGTATTAACTCTAAGAAGCTTTTTATCTTCAAGGAATGTAATAATACGAGCACCATCTTCATGGTAGTCTTTTAGGGTTGGTTTTAAAGTAGGACTAGTAGCGTAATCCTTACGTAGTTTTCTACCTAGGTTAACAGCAAGTTGATCAAAGTCAGCGCTATCAGAAGCAGCTACAGTTTTCATGTAACCAGATAGGGCGTCAATATTCTTCGAAGCATTCTTAGGCTCAAAGAAGCTCTTAAGAAACTTCTCACGAGTCTTTTCTAGCTGTGTTTGACGAGTTAACATAAAACGAAAATCAAGCGCATCTTGAACTGAGTTACTTACTGAAGTCAAAAAGTCTTCAAGCAAGGCTACAGGGAAGGTACGGATCTTAACAATCATTTCGGCTGTTAAACGGTCAATATTAAAAGGTAGAGATAAAATGAATTCAATGGCTGTTGCAAGCTTTTTACTAAAACGATTAATGGCATTAATACCAAAGCGTTCTTTTGCCCACTTAGCTGTATTCTTTCTAAATTCGAATACTTCAAAGATATTATCTTTCCTTGGACCAAATAGGTAAGATCTCCAAGGTGCTCTACCAGTCGCATAAAAGTTACGAGCTAGTTGACGACCACGGGTCTCTGTCCAAGTATCAATATACTTTTCATTCTTACGTAGATTATCACTAATTTCATCTAGAGTATACCATTGACCACCAATTGACATTTGAGGCTTATCTGCACCTGCACCAGTACGACCGAAAACACGGTCTTTCTGACGGACAGCTGTTTCAAGTCGTTCTGATACGTTAGTTACGGAGAACTTATTAATATCAGCACGAACAACTGCAGTGAAGTTTGACCAAGGAATTTCATCTCTGTTATAACGTTCAAATGAGCGACGAAGAGTGTTCATTACTACTGAGCGTTGATTTACAGACATATATTCTTTGCCAGTTTTAGAATTTAGTTTACCAAGAGTTTCTGCATAGTTAAGAAGAAACTTCTTTTGTTGTTCTGTCAAATTCTTTGAATTACGAATAAGGTCTAGATACTCATCATAGATCTTGTAATTCGGTGGGTATACATTCGGGCTAAACCGTTGACCTGAAAGAGGGTCAGTTACTAGATTTGCTTCTCTAGAACGGGTATCGCCGCCTTGTTCTTTATTCCGATTCCTACGCTTACTAGCAAGTAATATGCCACGGTAATCAATAAGAGATAAAGGATTATTAAATAGTTCAGCATCGCCTGCAAGGAGTGCAGTTAGCTGATCACGATTACTTTTACTACGAATAAGCTCTTCAGGAGTAGCTGCATCGACTTGAAGTTGAAGCTGTTGTGTCTTACATAGTACGTGTTGACGAGTAGGGTAAACAACAGTACGCTCTTTATCAAGCTTACGTAGTTTAGCTATAGTATGCAATTTACCTTTATTATTAAGCATATTGTTTAATGGAAGGTTATTGCTCTGGAACAACTCAATGTTGTCATCTGTTTCCAGGATCTTTAGCTTTGTTTCATGAGGCTGACGTCGTAGCCACCGATCGAAAGTTTCTCTTTCAGGTGGATAACCACGAAGTGCCTTAACTTGTTTTGGTTTCAACTTACGAAGAACTTGAAGTTTAACGCCATCAGGCTTTTCATCAAGTAGTTCTTCAAAGGACTTTACAACAGGTGTGACAGTAGAACGGCAATTCCAATGTAGGGGAGGAAACCACTGAGTGTCTTCAAGGTCATATACAGTGCCATCATGGTGGGCGCATATGCGACTAGTTCTAGAGTCCAAAGTAGCAGTGAAACGATAGCCCTTAATAACCGCGCTATTAGATTGCATAGAAGCGATAAAGGATTTAGTTTGTGCATTTGTAATACCTGTCCGCACAAGAGTTCGAGCTTGTGCTTCTGTTAACTTAGTTGACTTCATAAGCTTGGCGATAATCTCATCATTGCTTAAGCCATCTTTTAGTCCATTTTTAAGAGCAGTATTTACTCGGAGAAGTTGACCTTTACCGATTCGATTATACTGCTGTCGCATCCCAGTACTTTTATCTTTACCATCTTCATAGATGTTAGTACCGACGATGTCATTAAGAATATCGTTAGTGCGAGGGCGCTTTACCTTAAAGATACTACTAGCGTGTTGCTTGTAGCCTTTTTCGATGCTGCTCACTTGGAAGTCAACTGCTGCTCTCGCATAGTCTCTGATTTCCTCTGCCGCACTGTTGGATAGGCTAGAAATAAGTTTAGCGTTCTTCTTTTCGAAAGCTGCTAAGAAATTCTTTCTTTGTTTAGCCTTATAGAAATCGACGCCACTAGACGCCTTACGGAGATCCTTACGAAAGTCTTCAATAATACCCTTATGCTGTGTTACTACC